GACTGAAGATGATGTGATCAATTTTATTGAAAATTCACGAAAAGAGTTTAAATCTCTCCCACCAGAGCAAATTTCTTTTCCTCGTTCAGTTTCAAATGTTCAAAAATATAAATCATCATCTCAAATATATTCTAAGGGTACTCCAATTCATTGTCGCGGGGCACTTCTCTTTAATCATTATATAAAGGAGAGTAAATTGGATAATAAGTATTCTCTTATTAATAATGGTGAGAAAATTAAATTTTGTTATTTAAAGAAACCTAATACTATTCACGAGAATGTAATTTCATTCATTCAAGAGTTCCCAAAAGAACTTGGTCTTGACAAATACATTGATTATGACTTACAATTTGAGAAAAGTTTTGTCGAACCTTTAAAATCTATTCTTGATGCTATTGGTTGGAATGTAGAGAAGACTGTAAACCTTGAACTATTTTTTGGATAATGGATTTTTTAAAAGAGATTGTAAAAGAGATTGGAGATGACTATACCAAACTTGCTGCCGACATCGATGACACTGAGACATATGTGGACACAGGTTCGTTCATTCTTAACGCTCTTGTATCTGGGTCTATCCGTGGTGGTGTATCTGGCAATAAAATTACTGCAATTGCTGGCGAAAGTTCTACTGGAAAGACTTTCTTTTCACTCGCAGTGGTCAAGAACTTCCTGGATACTAATCCCGATGCATATTGCCTTTATTTTGATACTGAGGCAGCAGTTAATAAATCACTACTAGTAAGTCGTGGCATTGACTTAAATAGATTTGTTGTTATCAATGTTGTAACAATTGAGCAGTTTAGGCAGAAGGCACTTCAGGCTGTTGATATATATTTAAAAACCTCTGAGGATGAACGTAAACCTTGTATGTTCGTGCTAGACTCTTTGGGTATGTTATCCACAGAGAAGGAGATTCGTGATGCGTTAGATGACAAACAAGTAAGAGATATGACTAAATCTCAACTTGTCAAAGGTGCTTTTAGAATGTTAACATTGAAACTTGGTCAAGCAAAAATTCCAATGATTGTTACCAATCATACCTACGATGTTATTGGCTCTTACGTTCCTACAAAAGAAATGGGTGGTGGTTCTGGTCTTAAGTATGCTGCTAGCACTATCATCTATCTTAGCAAGAAGAAGGAAAAGGATGGAACAGAAGTCGTTGGAAATCTTATCAAGGCAAAGACTGCTAAGTCGCGTTTAAGTAAAGAGAATAAGGATGTCACTATTCGTTTATTTTATGATCATAGGGGTCTTGATAGGTACTATGGTCTACTTGAGTTAGGAGAACTTGGAGGACTATGGAAGAATGTAGCAGGACGCTATGAGATGGATGGCAAGAAGGTTTATGCCAAGGCAATCTTGAAAGATCCAGAACAATACTTCACTGAAGAAGTAATGCAACAATTAGATCAAATCGCCAAAAAGGAATTTAGTTATGGAGAGGGTTGAGTTTCTTGTTCTCAAGAACCTTTTACACAATGAGGAATATTTAAGGAAAGTAATTCCTTTTATCAAAACAGAATACTTTCAAGACTTCAATCAAAAGACACTTTATGATGAGATCAGTAACTTTGTAACTGAATACAATAGGGTTCCTACAAAGGAAGTTCTCAATATTGAAGTAGAGAAAAGAAGTGATATTAATGAAACCTCTTACAAAGAAATCACTACTCTAATTGAACACCTAGATAGTGAACCTGCTGAGATAGAATGGTTAATGGATACTACTGAGAAGTGGTGTCGTGATCGTGCTATCTACCTTGCCCTGATGGAGTCTATTCATATTGCTGATGGTGGTGATGATAAGAAAACCCCAGATGCTATTCCTTCAATTCTCTCTGATGCACTTGCTGTATCCTTTGATAATCATGTAGGTCACGACTATCTAGAAGATTATGAAGCAAGATATGACTTATACAACAAGAAAGAGGAAAGGATCGCATTCGACCTGGACTTCCTCAACAAAATTACAAAGGGTGGCCTTCCAAACAAAACACTCAATATTGCTCTTGCTGGCACTGGTGTTGGTAAGTCTTTGTTTATGTGTCATGTCGCAAGCAGTGTGTTACTCCAAGGCAAGAACGTACTATACATCACAGCTGAGATGGCTGAGGAAAGAATTGCAGAAAGAATTGATGCTAATCTTTTGAATGTTCCTATTGGGGATATTGCTGCCCTTCCAAAACAGATCTTTGAAACTAAAGTCAACAATGTTGCACAGAAAACTCAAGGTTCTCTTATAATTAAAGAATACCCAACTGCTACTGCACATGCAGGGCACTTTAAGGCACTTATTAATGAGCTCGCTCTTAAGAAATCATTTAGACCTGATATTATTTTCATTGATTACCTTAATATATGTGCTTCCGAAAGGTATCGCGCAGGTAGCAATGTCAATTCATATACAACTGTCAAGGCTATTGCTGAAGAGCTTCGAGGGTTGGCTGTCGAGGCAAACGTCCCTATCGTTTCTGCCACGCAGACCACTCGCTCTGGTTATGGTAGCAGTGACGTTGAGCTTACTGATACTAGTGAGTCCTTTGGTCTCCCTGCTACTGCTGATCTTATGTTTGCCCTTATTTCAACTGATGACCTTGAGGGGCTTGGACAAATACTAGTCAAGCAATTGAAGAATAGATACAATGATATCAATATCAATAAGAGATTTGTTGTGGGTATTGATAGAGCAAAGATGAGACTCTATGATTGTGAGCAGTCAGCACAAGAAGACTTGCTTGACAATGGTAAAGATGAGGAGTATAGTAATGATGAAAAACCAAAGAAGTCATTTGATGGATTTAAATTCTAATGGGACTTACTAATAGAAAGTTACAAACACAAATTACTAAGATAGAAGCTCCTCATTATTTTGAAGTCAGAGATACAATAGGTGAAAGAGTGTGTCATTGTGGTTCTGAAAAAGATGCCATTGCAGCATGTGAAAGAAACTGGGCATATGATTACACATATGTAAAAGTATATTTTTCACCACCAAAAACAGTTGATGTGTCACACACAACACTTTCTCCTGACTTAGGACTTCCTGAACAAAAGATCCTCCCTGAAAATCAACAACAACCTTTAAATTTATGACTGTAGACACGCAAAGATACCTTGAATTTGTAAATGAAGTCACCTCAGAACAAAGTAAAGACCACCAAGCTTTTGTATATCGTATCCAAGAACTTGAAGGTCAAGACTTTCCTACCGAGCGATTGCTTACTGCTGCTGTAGGAATGTCTGCTGAGGCAGGTGAGTTTACTGAAGTAGTCAAGAAAATTATCTTCCAAGGTAAACCTGTAAATGAAGAGAACCTGTTTCACTTGAAGCGTGAACTGGGAGATGTCATGTGGTATGTTGCACAAGCCTGTATGGGTCTTGATACTACCATTGATGAGATCATTGAAATGAATGTAGATAAACTGAAATCTCGCTACCCTGGTGGTGAGTTTAATGTTCATGAATCTGAAAACCGTAAATCTGGAGATGTATGATTAAACTTGAACTTGATGTGAGAAGTGCAGTTGCTGTAAGGCAGGCACTCTATCGTGAACAAAATGGATACACATTAGATGTATCTTGTTGCCCAACACGAATCATTGATATTCGTAATATTATTGTAAACATTGACAACCAAATTGAGGAGACACTAAAAAATGAACATGAATCCACTAACAACTGATGAAGTCCATGCAGCATCAGATAGATTCTTTCCATTGTTTGATATTATTCTAAGGAATATGCCAGAAGGTTCAAAGACTGAAGATTGTTTGAAGGTAATGGAGTCTGTTTGTGCTCTTGCACACAAGATGAGACTTGAAGATCATCCAGATCATATGCCTTTTGGGTTCAACAAGAAGAAACAAAAAGAAGAGGAAGTATAAATAAAGAAAGGAATAGTAATTGCGAACGAAAATGTCTTCATCAATGCGTAACTTCATGGAAGCATACTCTGCTGTCCATAGTGTGGAAGCAAAGGAAGAGTATTATTCACAAAGAGATCCAGTCAGTGAAATGAACACTGCATCTCTGACTGATAATGACCTTCGTGAGATTTCTGAAGAAATATGTGAAACCCTTTTTGCTGAGGGACTCACACCTCAAGAAGCAGCAGATGTTTTGTCTGATGTTCTTGCAGAAGGTGATAACACTGGAAGGAATGCTAAACTCTCCAGACTCTTTGATGCATTTGCTGAGACATTTACTCGTATTCAATCAAAAGCAAAACAACTTGAAGGATTTGCTGAGTATAGATACTCCAAGAGACTTCAAGAAACCTGGTCTGTTAGGCATAGTCAAGAGAAGAGAGTTCAGAGACATCATGCTGCTTTGGTAGCAGAAGATGTTGCTGTTGTGAAAGCAGGTCTTCTTAAAATGATTGAAGGTTACCAACCTCTTCCTAAAGAGAAGATGGAACGTCAATCCAATAAAGCTTATGCTAAGGAAGTTGTTGCTGCTCGTCATGGTAAAGGAAAGGAAACCAATAAGCAGATGCAACGTAGAATTGCAATGCAGAATCCTGCAGGTCGTAAAGCACAACTAGCTAAAGAGGAAAAAGATCCTTGCTGGGATAGCCACAAGAAAGTTGGTATGAAGAAGAAGGGTGGCAAGATGGTCCCCAACTGTGTGCCCAAGAATGAGGAGTTTGTAGCAGAGAAGAAAGGTTCTAAGCCTGACTATCTGGACTTTGATGGTGATGGTGATGAGAAGGAGTCTATGAAGAAGGCACTTTCTGACAAGAAGAAAGGCAAGAAAGGTATGAAGGAGGGCATTGATCCTAAGGGTGCTGCTCGTATGGATGCTGCTAAGGGCAAGAAGAAAGAGACAGAAGATGAAACCAATAAGCGTTTGATGTTAGGTAAGCATTCTCCTGCTGTAAAGTATGCTAAGATGAAGAAGGAGGAAGTGACTTTTTCTGAAACAGAACTTGCTAGAATTGAAGAGATAGTAAATTCCTGGGTAGACTGAGGATTGTGAATGGCTGATACAGCAAAATTTGAAGCAGCCTCTATTGCCTCTTATTATCAAGCAATTAATAATGGTCAATCAACAACGCCTGGTGCTAGTGTTGATATGACCCAGGCAATGGATACTGAGTATCCAAATATGTCCAAAGATTGGCGTGATGGTATACTTGCTGGAACTGATGCTTTGATGAAGTATCTTGGTCATTCACCAGGAACAAAAGATGGGTCTTGGTTGTATGCTCATTATGATGGTAGGACTAAAACTATACCATCATCAAGTACAACTACTATAATTAACTACATTTGGGATAGTTTTTCCAGAGAACAGAAAGCAATATTTACAAATAAAAAAGATTCTTGGAATACTGCTGATGTCTATATGACTAAGAAGGCAGATGATACTAAGATGAAGAATATGATTGACACCTTAAAAAAGGAGTTTAATGATCTAGATCCAGAAATCTTTGTTGGGACTGTGAATGTTTATATGACTCAAATGCTGAAAGAGAAGAAGATGCTACCCATCTCTTTGAAGCAGAAGACAAAGGGTGCTGATGTAAAGATCTATGAGACTAATCTACATTTAGGACCTGATGGACTAGATGTTAAGGATGGGGATATTGAAACACCTCTTAAGACTGTAATGGATGTGACGTCTAGGGGAGGTAGTACTGACTTTGCTGGAAACTCTTTAAGGTTTGCTTCTAGATTTGAAG